AATTACAATAACCCCAATCTTAACAATATTTTCAATAGTAATATCCGCATCGAGAGAAAAATAATGAGTTTTTTTAATAAGGTATGGCAAAGTGATGAAAGTTCAGATGATTTTTTAAGAATTTTTAATAATGTAGCGGAAACTTCAAGCGGTGTAAAAATCACGGCGGATACGGCATTAAGAAATTCAGTTGTTTTTGCTTGTAACCGTGTATTAAGTGAATCAATATCTAGTTTACCATTAGTGCTTTATAAAGAAGATGAAGAAGGTAATAGAGCCAAAGCAAAAGACCATCCTCTATATAAATTATTAAATAGCAATCCAAATAAAGAAAATACTACTATGCAATGGAGAGAAACTATGATTACTAACCTTAATTTAAGGGGTAATCATTTCACGCAAATAATCCGAAATAATAAACAAGATATTGTATCATTATGGGGATTAGATACCGCTAGAATGAGTGCAAAGAGACTTAAAAGCACGGGTGAAATAGTTTTTATATATAATTATGGATTGGATAACGAAACGGGTACAAAAGAAGTAGCCTTTACTTTTGATGATATTTTAAATGTAGCCGGATTATCACTTGATGGTATATGTGGAATTAGTCCAATTGCATACAATAGGGAATCTATCGGTGTAACGGTGGCACTAGATAAGTTTGCAGGTTCATTCTTTAAAAACAGTGCAAGTCCATCGGGAATATTCTCAATAGAAGGCGAACTAACAGACGAAGCTTTTAAGAGAATGAAAGTAGACTTTGATACAAGCTGGGCTGGGATGAAAAATAGTAACAAGCCTATGGTTTTAGAGGGTGGTGCGAAATTTAGCCCTATCACTATGACTAATGTTGATAGTCAATTTTTAGAAGCTAGAAAGTTTCAAAAACAAGATATTTCAGCTATTTTTAGAGTTCCATTACACATGATAAATGATCTTGAAAAAGCAAACTATAATAGTATAGAACAGTTATCACTAGAATTTGTAATATATTCTCTTACACCAACTCTAATAAGAATAGAACAATGTATGCAACGTGATCTATTGACTGAAAAAGAAATAGCAGATGGATATTACATCAAGCATAATTTAAACGCTCTATTAAGAGGGGATACGGCAGCAAGAGCAGAACTTTATAGTAAATTTGTAACGAACGGTATCTTTACTATTAATGATGTTCTTAAACTTGAAGATCAAAACGAAGTAGAAAATGGTGATAAGAGATATATGCAAATGGCTATGACTACTATCGACAATATCAACGATGGAAAAAATCTTAAAAATGGAGACACTAAAAATGGATAATATTTTAAAAACGATGGGGATGTATCCTTGGGCTATTCAAAGAGCGGAACTTGATAAAATAGTTGCAATAGCTAATAGAAGTAATGAGATTGAATCTCTAGCCGCTAAAAATTCGGGAACTCTAAATAATACCCATAAGGTAGAAATTAGGGATGGAATAGCGATTATTCCAATAGTAGGATCTATTTTTAGATATGCAAATCTTTTTACGGAGATAAGCGGTGCAACTTCTACACAAATATTGAGTTTAGATTTTAACACAGCTTTAAATAATAAAGAAGTAAAAGGAATTTTACTAAATATTGATTCCGGCGGCGGTCAAGCAAACGGAATAAGTGAGCTTTCATCTATGATATTTAATGCAAGAGGGATAAAACCTATGAAAACTTATATCGGTGGGAGTGGTGCAAGTGCTGCTTATTGGATAGGTAGTTCAACCGATGAAGTAATTATAAATGATACGGGAGTGGCCGGTTCAATCGGTGCAATGTTATCATTTGATGATGATACGGAGAAAAAAGAAACAGAGGGCATAAAAGAAGTCAAGATTATATCTTCCGTATCGCCTTTGAAAAATAGTGATAGTGAACTTCAATCATTAGTGGATTCACTAGGAAATATTTTTGTTGAAAATGTAGCTAGAAATAGAGACACTACGATAGAAAATGTAAAATCAAATTATGGAAAAGGAGGTTTGTTTGTTGGTCAAGAAGCAGTTAATGCAGGGTTAGCGGATAAGGTGGGAACTTTTGAAGAGGTGTTGGCTTCTTTTGGAACAAGTAACCAAGAGTTTAATAGTGCAAAATTTAATGCACAACAAAGAGAAGTAAATCTATTAAAGGAGATTTAAAATGTTAGAAAAATTAAGAAAAGCAAGAGCGGAAGCAATTGCAGCAATGGGTGAGCTAAATACTTTAGCTTTAAATGAAAAGAGAGATTTTTCAGCAGATGAGCAATCAAAATATGATGAATTAAATGCTGAACAAAATTCACTTAAAGGTCAAATTGTAAGAGCGGAAGCTCAAAATGATTTAGACACTGAAATGAACACGGCAACATCAACACCATTTCATGCACCAGTTGCAAGTAATGTGGTAACGGGTGAAATAGTTGATGATAAAGAGTTTAAAAATCTTGGTGAGTTTATGAACGCTGTTAAAGCTGGTGGACACGATTCAAGATTAAATTTTGTTTCTGCACAGTCAATGGGTAATGGTTCTGAGGGTGGCTTTTTAGTTCCTAAGAAATTTGGTGAAATGATTACGGCTTTTACTCCGGAAATGTCATTTATCCGTGCAGGTGCAACGGTTATTCCCGCAGGTGAAAACCCAGATGCAGAAATTTCATTCCCAGCACTAGATCAAAGTGGTGATAAAGGTGTTTATTCGGGTGTTGTAACAACTTGGGTAGCAGAAGGTGCAGAAATTGATGAAGCATCATTCTCATTAAGAGAAATCACAATGGCACCAAAAGCAGTTGCAGGATTTATCGCATTTTCTAACAAACTACTTAGAAATACATCGGCGGCTTCTACGCTTGGAACAATGCTATTGAGACAAGCAATCGCAAAAGCGGAAGAAGATGCATTTATTGATGGTGATGGTGTTGGAAAACCAGCAGGTTTCTTAAATAGTGATTCCGCAAAAGCTATAAATAGAAATACGGCTGATACTGTTAAATTTGTTGATTTAACTCTTATGGTACAAAATCATAAAGGTGATATGAAAGAATGGGTAATTTCTCAAACTTTATATTCAACTATTACAACAATGGTAGATGCTAACAATGGTTTAATTTTTACAAACGGGGTTAACGGAGCATCACCAATGATGTTAGGTTTCCCGGTTAGATGGTCAGAAAGAACACCAACAATAGGTGTTAAGGGTGACATTATGTTACTTGACTTATCTTATTACTATATTAAAGATGGTTCTGGGATTGTTATTTCTGCAAGTGAACACGTTCAATTTACAAAAGATAAAACTTTATTTAAAGTAATTTCTAATGTAGATGGTCAATCATCAATGAATACAACATTAAAATTAGAAAATGGCTCAACAGTATCACCTTTCGTGATTCTTGATGTACCATCAGCTTAAGGAGCTAAATTATGAAAAAGATGAATGAAGAGTTAGAAGTAGTAGCGGGTGTTATTCCACAAGACATCGGTACTGCCGATGTGACAGGTGATTATTTACCAATGGAAGGTGCAGATCAAATTCTTGCTACACTTACAACGGCGGCTCTTACAACGGGCAAAATCGGATCAATAGAGCTTTTACAAGCTACTGATTCAAGCGGTACGGGTGCAAAAGCACTAGCTACGGCAGTAACTGCGACATCAGTATCAAGTGGAGCGGTTGTTGCATCAGTTGGTGTTAAAAGTGATGATTTCGATACTAACAATGACTTTAACCATTATGCGGTAAAAGTTGGTATAGATGAAGCTGGAAAAGTTGGTGCTGCAACGGTAGCCCGTGGTCATTTAAGATATAGCAACTAAGCTATATCTTTTACTAGGAGAAAAACTATGAAAAAAGTAATAATTTTAAACTCATATTTTGATAAAGGTCTTGATAGAACAGTTGAAGCCGATGAAATTCTTGATTTAGATGATGATAGAATTGAAGTTTTAAGTTCTATTGGGGTTAATGTTAAAGAGTGTGATGAAGATGAGCTTGATGAAGATTTAGACGATGAATCAAATGATGATTATGATGATTCAGAAGAAGAGCAGCTTATTTCAGATTACAAAAACGATAGAAATATAGTTGATTTATTGAAAGCAGATGAATTGAAAGTTCTTTGTAAAGCTTTTGAGCTAAACTATACAAACGTAGCTGATGCAAAAGAAGCT